AATACCGCTAGATGCTTGTGGCGTAGCTGCCTTTTCTACTTTAGGGTTAAAAGAGAATGACATAAACTTCTTGCCAGCCTTACTTGTCTTGATCCAAGCAGACATCCACATCTCAACACCATTCACCTCACAACTACCATTGTAGTCTGGGTGACGGTCTGTTTCTTTTTTGTCATTCTTGAACAATGCGCCTGTGTTGTTGTTGTCGTAGTCACTCATAATTACATTTCCTTAGTTAGTCGTACAAATTCTTGCTGTTTGCCTGTTAACTGCTTCCAGATAACCTGCTTCTCATGTTCTTCAAGCTCACTCAAGGCTTCGACTAATACGCTAGTCTCACCAGATGCTTGGCTAGATACCACTAAAGCTACTACCTCTTGGGTTAGTTTTTTACTAACTCGCTTGTATGGCTCCTCTTTAACCTTATCTAACACTACAGGATCTTCATGGATTGTTATGTCTTCGGCATCCAAATCGACTTGTGGAATACCGCAGAGGCTTGAAAGTGCATACCTACGAGCATAGGTTATGGCACTGCCAGCACCTTGAGCTGTTGCTTTATCCATAGGTAGTAGGTATTCACCTTGAAGCCACTGGCCTGAATTGTGCATAAGCATAGTGACTACGCCAACACCTTTACCACCTTCTGAGGTGATAGGTAGCTGGACATAAGATAAGCCATGCTTGGCAAATGGCCCCTTCATTACCTTAATGACACTGGTAAGGTCAGCGTAGGTTGATTTAAAGAATGGGTTTTTACTATCCTTCATAGCTCCACCCATCTCTGCTTGTGCAAGGCATAGTGCCGTTGCAAGGTCTATTATTGAGTCTGATTGCTTCATTATTATTGCTCCTAGTTATTTAACCTGCCCAGCTATTGTAAACACATTTAGTATAGATGTAAACAGCCAATGTGATAAAAGATACAAAAAGGTTTGCATTACTGTTTTGATAGGTGTAAGGTAGACGGACATTAACAAGAACGGAGCAGCGCCATGTACAACCCATACGATGATGTAGAAGTAAATGAAGTTAACATTATAGAAACCCGTGAAGACCTTTTCTGGGAATTGCACACTACAGGTACTGTTTTCGTCCTTGGTCATAAAGTGACTATCTTTGAATTGCTAGAAGATATGGACGTAGAAGAAAAAGACAACGTGTTTTCAATGCTCGTTATGGGTAATGAGGACGCTAAAGAATATGCCCGATCTAAGCTAATGGAGGCTTTTAAAGGGGCGTATGGCGATGATGTAATTGAAGAACATTACATTGACGATCAATCTGAGTATTAAACTGGAGCATTAAAATGACTTTAACTAAAACAAATCAGCAGAATAAAACGTGGACGTTGACCGACAGTAACTGGGCTTGGGATGAATATAAGCTAGGTAGGTCGCATAAGTACATCGCTAGGAAGCTAGGTCGTACTGAAGCCGCTGTTAGCGTTAACCTTAGTAAGACTCGTATGCGTCTAAAGACTGTACCATTCAAGCTAGACCCTACGCCAGTAGGCCCAGCAGAGGTTAAGAAGATCCGTAAGGCCATTGCTAGGAAGGTTACATTTACTGTTGGTGATATGATTGTTGCAGCGGTTGGTGGTGGTGCTTTAGGCGCTATAATTGCTGGACTAACTTTGTAGCAAGAAAAAGCCCCTTGACCGAAATGGAGCAAGGGGCTAGAATAGGTGTGTTGGTGAAGAGGTTGTAGCCTCGTTCGAGCCAGCGAAGAGAAAGAGAAAAATCCAGCGCCAACACAAGTGTAGTTTATCAAACGTGTTAATAGCCTGCAACCCTTCTCTACTCTCGCTTACTTGATCCACCAACCAGTGGGTTTCTTTAGCATTGCCACAATAAAAAACAAAGCTCATGCCTACTACTGGCTTTAAACGTAGGATAGCACTTACACACAGGAATGATGGGACTGACCGAAGCAGCGCAATGCCAAGGTACAAACCGATTAAGCGGATACACAACAGGGGGCTGACTAGCCAATCAAGGATGATAAATAGTTGCGGCAAATTGTGTAAGTGGATCAAGCAAATAGCATACTGTTGGTAAGGTATATCTTCTAGGTATCCCAAACCATCTTAATGACAAGTATTGCCTGAAGAAAGTGGAGCAAATAATAATGGAAATAACATTAAACACAGCAGAGCAGAAGCTAGCCATATACTTAGCTAAGTCTAGGCACGATAACGCCAGAAGCGCAGGCAAGCCAGACCGAGACTTAGGCTCTCAAACAAAAGCCGAAGTAGACCTAGAGGGAATCTCTGGTGAAATTGTTGCCTGCAGGATGTTCAACGTCTACCCAGACACAGAAACAGATCTAATTGACCTACCAAAGTACGACCTAAAGACAGCAAAAGGTAGTAGGGTAGATGTTAAAACCACTCGCTACCCAAATGGCAAGATGTTAGCCACGATGAAAAAGAGGGCTGAAGACTGCGATATTTACGTGCTGGTTATAGGTGAATTTCCATCTTACAAAATCGCTGGATGGTGCAAGGCAGAAGAATTACTACAAAAAGAAAATATCATTAACTTGGGCTACGGTGATGTATACGCTTTAGATCAAGACAAACTGAGGGCGTTTTAATGTTAAATCTTAGACCGCATCAAGAACGGGCCATTGATATGCTAAGGGTGTCGCTACGCAAGGGCAATAAGCGTCCTATATTAGCCGCTCCATGCTCATTCGGTAAGACAATCACAGCAGCATACCTACTTCAGTCAGCAGCCGCTAAGGGTAAGCGCAGCATCTTTATCTGCGACAGGATCAAGCTAATTCAGCAGAGCCTTGAAGCATTCGGTAAAGCAGGTATGAACTTTGGTGTCATCCAAGGTAATCACGAACTAACCAACTACGCAGCACCAATCCAGATAGCCAGTACGCAGACACTAGCCAGACGTAAGCGCATCCCTGAATTTGACCTAGCCATAGTGGATGAATGCCACACGCACTACGCTAGCCTAGGCAAGATCATGTCAGCTTACAACAACGTACCTTTCATTGGTCTAAGTGCCACACCTTACTCTAAGGGGCTAGGTGAGCATTACGATGACCTGATTATACCCATTACACCGCGTGAGCTTCTAGAGCAGAACTACTTATGCCCAGTAGACTACTACGGTGGACGTAGCGTTGCGTTAAAAGGCATTAAGACTAAGCAATTGTCTACAGGTGGATCTGATTACGACCCAGCTAGCCTTGCAGCAGCAACAGAAGATGATAAGGGTTTAGTGGGTGATATAGTAAAGAACTGGCTTGAGCATGGTGAGAATGGGCAGACGATTGCCTTTGCTCCTAGCATTAAACATTCAAAGCACTTGGTTGATGTATTCAACAAGGCTGGCATATCAGCAGAGCATATAGATGGCTACATGGACGCAGACGAGCGAGACATTATTTATCAGGCCCACACTAGGGGAGAATTCAAGGTGCTATCCTGCAGTCGCCTGCTCAACACTGGGTACGATGAACCTACGGTGTCTTGCTTGATTGATTGCTTTCCTACTAAGTCTCTAATCACATTCGTTCAACGTGCTGGTAGGATCATGCGTACTGCAGAAGGTAAGGGCAAGGCCATCTACTTAGACCATGCTGGTAACGTGAATCGTCATGGATTTGCTGAAGATGTTATCCCAGATGTGCTGGATGACGGTAAGCAGAAGTTCAACGAGAAGAAGTTGGTCAAGGAAAAGAAGGAAGCTAAGGTTAAGGAATGCCCTCAGTGTACTCAGCAGATGGTTGGCCTACGCTGTAAGTGCGGATATGAGATACCACTGAAGGAGCAATTGGAGTCTACCGATGAAATCCTAACCAAGTTATCACCTGAACAAAGAAACAGAAAACACACAAAAGAAGACAAAAGCGTGTTTTATTCTGAGTTATTGTTGTACACTCGCGGTAAGGGCTACAAAGATAGCTGGGCTAGTCACAAGTATCGTGAGCGGTACGGTGTTTGGCCTAACGCAATCAAGCCTAGAATGGTTAATGGTATCAGCGATGAAACCAGAAAATACATAACAAGTACCCAGATAAGGTACAGCAAACGGAGCGTAGCAGCATGAGCGTAGATGCAATATTGATGATGCTAGAGGGAGTCAAGTCTAGCGGCAAGGGTAGGTGGATGGCACTTTGCCCAGTACATGGTGACAGATCGGCTAGCATGGGCATTAAGGAATGTGACGATGGTACGGTGTTAATGAACTGCTTTGCTTGTGGCGCTAATGGGGTAGAGATAGCAGAAGCTGCTGGGGTTAGCTCAAGCGAGTTATTCCCACCTGACTCAAGCCGCCCTACTGGGCCTACCCGTGAGCAGAGAGCTACCATAGAGACTGACAAGGTCATCATGCTGATCTATGAGGCTGATAAGCGTGGTGGAAGGGAGCAGACGCTGGCTGATTATCGTAGGTACAAACTAGCCACAGAGCGCCATGCTGCAATGACAAGTTCAGGGTAATTCGGAAACCCTGAAAATAAGTAAACAAATGTGTTGACGATGTAAACAGAAGTGTTGTATAATAGTTGCAAGTTAAGAAAACAACACAGCAAACGGAGCATCACATGACTAAATCAACTTACACACTTAAAGCAACTAACCCACAAGGCCGTACTATGGCTCTTACATTCACTAACGTAGCGATAATGTTAGAAGCTGAATGGGAAGCTATCAAGATGGGATACACTGTGAAGTCTGACTTTGAAGATAAAATTATGGCTACTGAAGCTGAAGCATTTAGTCAGCTAGCTCAGTTCATTAACGTATAATCTAATAACGGGGCGAAAGCCCCAAGGAGCATCACATGACTACTTGGTACATCATTTCACAAACACGTTACAGCGAAAACACTCCAGAGTACGGGCATGGAGAATGGCCTACAATTACAGACAAGGTTACTTTACGAGTTAAAGCAGACACTAAGCGTAAAGCTCAGAACCT